CTGCGCTTCGTTGTTTTTATCGAAAGTCGCCAAGTATTCGTCCAACGCATCGCGGTTTTTCGGCAGCGTTTCCAATCCCATCTCGGACAAATCAGAGTTGAGCGAATTCCACGCCGCTTCGGCACGGGCATCGGGGGCAATCGCAATATTAGCCAGGCTATCAAGTGCAGACTGTGCAGATGCCGCCGCGCTTTGCATAACGTAAAGCCCATTGGCCAGGCTCATCATTTGGTTATGCGCCGCCGCACCTTCCGCCGTGGTCTGGTCTAAGGAGTTGACCAGGTTGCGGAATTCTTGTTCCGTTTGCGGTACGGGTTGCCCCATATCGGCAAACGCTTGGCGCACGTCGGCAGCCATCTGGCTATATTGCGCTTCGGCGCGTTCCTGTTCGCTGAAAAATAGCGCGTAATAGCGTTCAGTCTTCGCTTGTAGCGCTTCCAGCCCGCCCGCCTGCTCAATCATTACGCTGTTTAAATCGTCGGCTCCCAGCCCAGCCATTTCAAACGTATCACGCAATTGCAGCATTTGGCCGACGGTCTTCACCGCTTCGTCGCCAGTTTCTGCGTCTGCAATCATCGTGTTTAAGGCTGCATTGAATGGGTTGTCTTGACCCTCAGTCGCCAGACTAATGGCGTACTGCACAGCATCGGCGCTGGTGTCTTGCATCCATTGCGCAAATTTTTCGCCAAAGTTTTCGTTGCCGGAAATATCCAACGCCGCGTTAAACCCATCTTCGAACCGTGGCAGCAAGTCCATCCCGAAGGCGTCGCCGATTTGGATGACGGTTTTATCTAGCCCGGCGTTGAATGCGGTTAAGTTCTTATCGACTTCCACCAGCATTTGGAGTTGGCTTTGCCCTAGCGATGCATTGCCGCCCAACACATCCTCGACTTGCCATTTGCCGAAGGTGCCTTTTTGCGCGTCGTATACGTCGGTGGAGGTGCCTTTGTTATTGCTGGCCAGCGCGGCAAGCTGATAGTCATTCATCGACCCGGAAATCTGAAAGCCTTTCCCCTCATACGGCCCGGCACCGCCGATGCCCATATCGCTCAACGCGCCACCAAGGTATTTGCCTAGCGTTCCGCCGAGTACCGGCCCCAAGCCAGGAATAAATGACCCGGCAATCTGTCCAATTCCCTCCATAGACCCACGCGACGTTCCGCTAGCCATTGAAGACAGACCGCCAAGAATAGACCCGGTCATATCCATGCCGCCGAGCCCTTCGATAAAGCCGTCCAGCGACGACCCCCACGCCCCCAGCGTGGAGCTATCCAGCCCAATCGCCGACCAATCAATTTCTCCAAACAGATTGCCGAAGCTCAAATCTTTACCGCGTGAACTCCCTAAAAAGTCGCCAGACGCGCCCAGCACGTCGGAGAGGCTACCGCCGCTGGTGATAGCGCCGATAAACATTTCTTTGAAATCGCTGGAGGCTTGGCGCTGAAGACCGAGCAATTCCCGCTGTTTTTTCAGCCGTTCATCCATGCGCCGCGATTCATCAATCGCGTACTGTTCAAGCTCATCTTCAAGCGCTTTGCGGTCTTCCAGCGCTTTGTTTTGGTCGTAGAGAATTTCGGCTTGTTGCAGGTATTCACCCGTAAGCCCTTTCAGCGCGTCAACGCGCTCCCAGTCCTGGTCAGGGTTCAAGCTGCGCTCGTAATCGCTGGCCAGCTTGTTGATGATGTCGATTTGGCGTTCTTTTTCGCGGCTTAGCGCTTGCTCGATTTTCTCTTGTTCCTTCGCCGCCTTGGTTGCTTCTTTGCTGGCTTTGGTCGATTTTTCTGTGACCGTGGCCATTGCCGCCGTGTTGGCGGTATAGCTTAGCGTGACCTCGCTGGCGTGCTGGTAATTGGCAATAAGCTCTTGCTCGACCTGCGACGCCTTGGTGACGGGGTTTTCCAGCGCGGCAATGACCTGGTCAAGTTCTGCCACTCGTGCCCCGGCGTCGGGGATGTAGTCGAGGATATTGCGAATGGTGCGAACAAGCCCCAACGCCGAAGCGTTGACGAAATCGACCGCATCGGCCCACAGCAGTTGCACGGAACCGGTGAAGGCGTCAAAGTTTTGATTCAGCGTTGCAAGGGCATCGCTGATGCCGTTGACGACCGGCATAAAGATGGAATTGGTACTGCCGCCGATGTTCTGGAGCATTTCTGTCCAGTGAAAACCCAGCGTATCCAGCGCACCGGCCATGCCGGACGCCATGGCTTCAGATGCGCCGCCGACCTGGCCCTCCAGCGCTTCCAAAATGATGCCTTGCGCTTGCATCATCTGACCGCTATCGACAAGCCCCTGAATCATTTCCTTTTGCGTGTCGCTGAAGGTAACGCCGACCTCGGCCAACGCTCCGACGCCTTTTACCGGGTCTTCCAGCGCTTTTCCAAGTTGTGTGACGGCCCCTTTCAGGTCTTGCCCAAATACGGCAGACATATCCGATGCCGAACTGATCGCACGCTCGAAGACTTCGCCCTGTACCGATTTGAATGTCAACAACACCGACATGGCTTCGCGGATGTTGTTGGCACTCCCCAGCGTCGCCAGGTCTTCAGCCCGTGCCATTTCGCTCAGTTGTTGTGCGGTAAATCCCGCCGCGCCACCGGTGGCACGCACGACCGCATCTAGCTTCAGCATTTCAACCTGATAGTCAGACGCGGCTTGGCTGGATTCTTTCAGCAGCGCACCCACAGACAAACCCGCCAGCGCGGTGGCGAAGACGTTTTTAAGACCGCCTGCGGCTTTCTCCAGCCCGCCGATGTCGCCCTTCACTTGCTGGACGGTCTTGGCGTAATTGGCGTCAGTTTTCGCGCCGATAAGGATTTCTAAAGCGTTGCCGACGTTCATTTTTTAGCGCTCAGTTGTTGCCGCGCCAGGAATTGTTCTTCGGCGGAGGTTTTCCAGGTAGGGAATAATTGCGGGCGTGGAGGTGTAGACAGTTTGGCCGCGATGGCCTCGACGATATGGATCAGATTATCGACAGCGTCATTTTTCATACGACCCTCTATCGCGCGTAGAATGATTTTGATGTGGGTGGTTATCCACTCCAGGCGTCATAGACGCCTGTCATTTTGCCCCGTGGGCACGGTTGTGGATGCTGACCGCTAAATTGCGCCACTCGATAAGCTCGGCGACGCCGATTTTTTCAAAGCCGGGCGGGTATTGGTGGAAGATGTAGAGGATTTCGCCGATGATTCTTTTGAGGTCTGTTGGCTCGTCCGTTTGGCCGAGTCCAGCCCGCGCAAAAAATACATAATGCACCCCGACAGCGGCGCAATATCAAGCATGTCCAATTTCAATTCCAAGTCACTTGGCACCGGCGTGCCGTCTTCAAATTCGCCGCATTTCTTCACCAGCTTAATTAATTCGTGACCATTGCCAGCCAGCAGGTCTGGCATGTAGGCGTCGAGCAATTGCAGCGCCGTGGGCCGGTTAATGACGATTTTTTCGTGTCCGTCGATAGGGCTTTGCAGCGTGACGGTTTGCGTGTTGTTTTCACTCATGAGACATGTCCTTATTGTTTTAAATCCCCTCTCCCTATGGGAGAGTTATTTAAATCCCCTCTCCCCCTGGGAGAGGGCTAGGGTGAGGGTGCGAGGAACTGTCCGTGCCATCAACCGGCAGAAGACCACTACCAACACCCTCACCCCCGCCCCTCTCCCAGGGGGTGAGGGGAGTTAAGATTAGAACCCAGTCAAGTTCAAATAGTCCTCACCGTTGATCATCAACTTCGGCTCGTCGGTGCCGTAACCGCTGTTGATGTCGTACACCAAAACGCCGTCTATGGTTAGTTGATACGACAGCGTTTTGCCCAGTTGCAGCATTTGGTCTTCGATGCGTCCGGCTTTGAACTCCGGCACGTCGGCGGCAAGCACTTGCACTTCCAATTTCATATAAGCCGTTTTCGGCGTGCAAGACGCTTCGCCGGTATACGACCCCCATACCTCGATAACCGGCGTCGTGCCGCAAAAGCTCATAAATCCAGCAACACCACCAGGGAACCCGGTAATTTTGATTTCAGGCTTTAGAGCTTCGATGCCAGAGACATACTCACGTTTAATGAAATCGGTTTCGTCAGTTTCTTTCTGAAAAGCCAACGGCGGCGGCGTTACTCGCATGTAGTGCGAAGCGATGATAGTGCCGTCAACTTTGGTTCTGGTAGCGCGGATAATTTCCATGGTGTGTTCCTTATGTTAAAAAAGGCGCGGGAAGACCCGCGCTAAGCCTCAGAGTTTAGGAGGGGTTCTGAAGTTGTCTTGGCTGTCAAAACATCCAGCATGATTTCTATTGCCCGTTGTTTATCGGCTTCGGGTAGCCCTAATAATTGCCGTGCGGCGAGGTGTCCGCCATTCGCCAGCGCTTGGCCGAAGTGGTGAACTCGTGCCAGTTTTACTGAACCTCTTTTGAAGTTCAGCACGCCCAGCGATGATCCGAACATCTTGATTTGCAGATGCTTGGCGAAGCCGGTCAACATCTTGCCCCGGCGCGGTTTAATCTTGCGCTGGGCTTTAATATTCTCGACATCGAGCCAAATCGGCTTGCTGGCATCGTCTAAAGTCATTTTCACCCGCCCGTTCGTGACCCTGCCCAGCTTGCCGATGTAAACCTGGTGCCCGTCGGTTGGGTGCTGGTAGGCAACCCAGGTTTTTCCCACGTTAGCGCCCTGCTTACGCGGCGCGTAGGGCGTGCTGTCCGGGTTTTGTTGCGCTCGTATACGGTCGCGGTTTTGCTTGCGTAGGAATGCCAGCGCCGCCCGTATCGCCTTACGCCTTGCGGCTGGCTTGGCCAGCGCCATCAGTTCTGTTAAGCGTTTATCAATCTCACTTGCCATCGTCGTCGCACTTCACCGCATCGCGTAACGCCTCCAGCGCGACATCGATGGCGGCACTTAATACCGCAGGGTTTACCGGTGCAACATCTTCTTCACCCATACGCCAGCGCAGGTATTGCTCCAACACGGCCATGGAGTTTTTCAGTTTGGCGTTACTCATGGCAAGGTCTCGATGGGCACGTTGCAATAATCAATCGACAGCACCCCGGCGGTCTTGGTCACGCTCATGGTCTCGTCGAGTTCAAAATAAAACAGCGCTTGACAGGTTTCGGCGTCCAGCCGGGGGAACTCGAATTCGATAACCTGTTCCCTCCCATAGTGGCGGATGAACTGCCCGACTGTCAGTTTGAGATGGTCACACCACGCCAGCGGCAACTGGTCAACAAAAACCGTGACCTCGTAATGATTGTCAACGCGCACCGTGTCGCCATCGGCCAGCACAAACGGCAATTGCTCAGTCGCCAGCGTCCCCGCCTCGTCCCACACTTGAACCGTTTCGGCGTCGCCGAGCCCGGCTTCGATGATGTAGGCTTTTAGCAGGGCGGTTATTTTTTGCGCCATCGGGTGTCCTTATAACAACGCCGCCGCGACGGTCGGCAAGCCCTGAATCATCCGCGTAAACCGCCGCGATTGGCGGTGATGTTCCACTGCGTTCAATTCCAAATCGCTGGCCTTATCGTGGCCGGTGTTGGTGGTATCGACATCGCGGTATCTATCCAACAACGCCCCCTTGGCCCCGTGGTATACAGCCAACTGATACGCCGAGACGTATTGCAGCGAATCCACGGGCACCAAATCCAGCGTGGTATAGCCGAGCAATACTTGCTCATCACGCCAGGCTGATAATTCTTTATTCACCGCCCACATCGCCCCCTGTAACGCCAGCAACAATGGCTCGGCGTTTTTGTCCACAACCCGCATACCAGCCTTAAAATCATTCAGCGAAATATCCGGCCAGAATGCCGCGTTGGTAATGACATAGTCATCACCCAGCGTGGCAACATCGAACAGGGGGGCGACTGGCATCGGCTAGCGCTCCAGCAAGAAGGCGTGCAAACCGGTGCCGTTTTCGATGGTCACAGCGCCGGTCAGATATTGGAAGATGTCACGCAATGCAATGCACTTGTGCGCATCGGCGGCAATCGAGCCCGCCGACAAACCGGCGCTGGCGTCCACCGTGCCATAGCCAGGCACGTCAACGGCGGCGCTGGCTTCGTCGCCGATAATCGTCGGCGTGATTGGGCTTGCGGTTGGATTAAATAACACCAGCACGGGGTTTTTGGCGCTGTTATAGGTCAGGGTGTCGGAACCCGCCAGTGTGATGGGGGTCAGGGCTTTCCAGCCCGGCCCGCGAATATCGGTTGCGGTAATTGCCGTCATAAATCGCTCCTGTTAAGAACAGCCACCGAACTTGCGGCGGTTTGCCGCCTGGCTAGCGCGGCAAGTCGGTGCTGTTGGCGTGGGGTAGTCGTTAGGTGTTGAGTTTCTTGGCCACTTCGGCCAAACGGGTTTTTACTTTTGCGCCGTCATAGACCTGGTCGGCGGCGCTATAGAAATCATGCGCGGCTTGCCAGTCCCCAGCGTCGAAAGCCTTCTCGGCCAAGCGTTTGAGGTACTTGTATTGAATCGCCTCGTGGACGTTCCATTGCCCCGTGCGCATCTTCGCCAAGACGAAGTTGAACGCGGTTTCGTCGGCAAAGGCGGTGTCCATGCCTTCCAATACGGCGTCGGCGACGAAGGTCTGTACGTCACGATTAAAGCGCGCTGGCATGTTTTGTTGCCGTGCCAAGGCGATTTCTGCGTATTCCAAGCCCTTTTGATAGTCGCCGGTATCGAACAGCCAAATCATGTAATGCACGAACAATTCAGACTGCCCGCCACCGGTATCAATCCAGGCTTTCACGTCGGCCTCGTACTTTTCGAGCAGGGTGCGTTTGCGCTCGATTTTCTGGGCAATCGTGTTCAAGTCCTTGAGCTTTTTTAATTCAAGCTGGAGGGCCATCGCGCTGATCGCCTTCTTCTTGCCTTCACCCACACGCACGCGGGTATCTCCGGACACGTCGGGGGCGCTGTCGCGTTTTTGGGTCAGCACCTTGGCGCGGAAACTTCTGGCTAAACTCATGAGAAAACATCCCGTTGTATTCTGGGAGTGCCGACCGCCGGGTCGGCATCACCGCCGACCAGGCGGTCGGCGCCCCCAGATTTATCAGCTATACGCCGCTACGAAGTCCGCCTCAGTCGGCGCAATAACTGTGGTGCCGATGGTGAAGGTAGCGGGCTGCATAATCTTGATCGCTTCCAAGTCCTCGATGTGATAACCCTCCATGCGGGCGTTCCAATCGACCAGCGATTCAATTTCGGGCTTGTATTCCAACACCCGACGCCAGGAGCCTTCTTGGTAGAAGATAGACAGGTTAGAACGCATCGCCGTGTTAAAACCTGGCATTTTCAGCGCAGTCACAAGGATTGCGTTATCGGGGAAAAAGTCGGCCTCGATAGTCACCAGGCCGCCATACATGCCGATAACCTGCTGATTCATGATGCGCTCTTTTTCCGTTGGCACGAGTCCTTGCGCGTTGTACAGCTTGCCCTGGGCCCCTGCGATAATCCCGGAACCCACTACCGCAATCAGATTTTTACGGCGATGCACCGGAATCGAGGAACGCAGGTCGCTGATGCACTCGTCCAGATTGGCGTAGTCGTCCGAGGTACCGGTGCCAATGCGGATTTCGTCGATGGTGCCGCCTTCGGTAATGAAGTTGGCCGGGTTGCGGTCTTTCAGCAGTTGGAACCAGCCGACGTTTACATCTTGCATCAACGGCTTGGTGGTAATGTCAGAGGTCACAACGTGTTCGGTGCCATGAAAACCGACAATCAAACGGTCATCATTAATGCCGTCCATATACGCCTGGCGATACATTTCGGCGAAGTTGGGAAACTGGCTCCAGGTATCGCGGTCACGGTCGTGGATTTTGAAGTCAGAATGGGCGCTGACCAATTCATACTCATTTTCTGACCAGGCGTTTGGCGTGCCTGGACGGCGCTGGTCGCCGTTCTGGGTGTCGTTGGTGCGGGTGTTCATGCGTTGCGCGCCGATGCGCAGGGAATTGCCTTTCAGTTGTTTACGCGGTTCGACATTGCACATGGACAGGAAGCCACTTTGCAACGAGGCGTCGCGGTTCAGCAGCGCTTCGACTTCCGGCGTCAGGGCAAAATCCATGCGCGACTG